TGTGGTTGATCAACTGGTGCCAACCATGCACGTAGTCCTTCATTCAGGAGAATATTCTTGGTATAGAATGTCTCAAATTCAGGATCTTCTGCTGCTCTGATCTCTTGACTTACGAAATCGTAAGCACGAAGATTGAGAGCAAGACCAATAATGCCAATAGAGGAGACCCATAGACCCATAACAGGCACAAACAACATGAAGAAATGAAGCCAACGCTTGTTAGAAAATGCAACACCGAAGATCTGCGACCAGAAACGGTTTGCAGTGACCATAGAGTAAGTTTCCTCCTCTTGTGTTGAATCAAACGCTGTAAAGGTGTTGTTTTGTTCTCCATCTTCATACAGTGTGTTCTCTACAGTTACTCCATGAATAGCACTAAGCAATGCTCCACCTAGTATACCAGCAACTCCCATCATATGGAATGGGTTGAGCGTCCAGTTATGGAAGCCCTGTAGGAAGAGTAGGAACCTAAATATCGCTGCAACACCAAACGACGGTGCAAAGAACCAACTGGACTGTCCGAGAGGATAGATGAGAAACACACTGACAAAAACAGCGATAGGCCCAGAGAACGCAATAGCATTGTACGGACGGATACCAATGAGACGTGACAGTTCAAACTGACGAAGCATAAACCCAATCAGGGCGAAGGCACCGTGGAGCGCCACAAAATTCCAGAGTCCCCCAAGTTGACACCATCTGACGAAATCCCCTTGAGCCTCAGGACCCCAGAGAAGAAGAAGAGAATGACCCATAGCGTCAGCTGGAGTGCTAACTGCTGCCGTAAGAAAGTTTGCACCCTCAAGATAGGAACTAGCGAGTCCGTGGGTATACCAGCTCGTAACGAAAGTTGTGCCAGTAAGCCAGCCCCCAATAGCAAGATAAGCAGTGGGTAAAAGAAGAAGTCCAGACCAGCCAATAAAAACGAAACGATCTCGTTTAAGCCAGTCGTCAAGGATGTCAAACCACCCCCTCCTTTGTTGTTGTAGTGTTGACGCGACCATTGTTTGTTTCCTTTAAATGTGTGTTCATTTACCGTAAGTGTCGTAACCAGATTCATCATCAGTTTTCTTAACCTCAGCTGCAATCTCTTGCTCGGTCTTTAGATGATGTGGTTTGTGCTCCCTATCCATAGGTTGCGATTTTGTAGAGTCGTCTCGGGAAAGATTCTTGATAACAAGAAAGGCATCTTTGTTGTACTTACGGGTGCCAATAGGCGATTGCCATTTCTTGTTATAGTCTTCCCCGACATCTATACCAGATACCTGAGTTCCAGCGAGTTCAATAACGATCTGATCTCTGAGCAGATCCCACCCTAGAGTGGATAGCATTTCCCATAATCGTTCTTGAGTAAACCGTTCTCGGTCTACTAAAATGTCGTTCATAACGTGTTCTTCAGGATCAAGTTTACCAATCATAATAATACCACGCAGATAAGGGGAACGATAAGAGTTAAAATACCTATAAAAAACCCCCCCACATATGTGAGGGGGTGAGTACTACCATCAGGCATATCAGCCTACGGTAGGTGCGGTAAGAGCAACAGGAGTTGACTCAGCAGCAGCAAGATCCAATGGGAAGTTGTGAGCATTGCGCTCGTGCATAACTTCCATACCAAGACCTGCACGGTTCAGCACATCTGCCCAGGTGTTCAACACACGACCTTGACCATCGATGATGGACTGGTTGAAGTTGAAACCGTTCAGGTTGAATGCCATCGTGGAAACACCAAGTGCGGTGAACCAGATGCCAACAACAGGCCAAGCAGCAAGGAAGAAGTGCAAGGAACGGGAGTTGTTGAATGAAGCGTATTGGAAGATCAAACGACCGAAGTAGCCGTGTGCAGCAACGATGTTGTACGTCTCTTCTTCTTGACCGAACTTATAACCATAGTTCTGTGACTCTGTTTCAGTCGTCTCACGGACGAGTGAGGAAGTAACGAGACTTCCGTGCATAGCAGAGAAAAGAGATCCACCGAATACCCCAGCAACACCGAGCATATGGAACGGGTGCATAAGAATATTGTGCTCTGCCTGGAAGACGAGCATATAGTTAAAAGTACCAGAGATACCAAGAGGCATAGCATCGGAGAAACTACCTTGACCGAAGGGATAGACGAGGAATACTGCACTCGCAGCAGCTACTGGTGCCGAGTAGGCAACACAGATCCAGGGGCGCATACCCAGGCGGTAAGAGAGTTCCCACTCACGTCCCATATAGGCATAGATGCCGATCAGGAAGTGAAAGACTACCAATTGGAAAGGACCACCATTGTAAAGCCACTCATCGAGTGAGGCAGCTTCCCAGATGGGGTAGAAGTGGAGACCGATTGCGTTTGAACTTGGGACAACAGCACCAGAGATGATGTTGTTACCGTACATAAGTGAACCAGCAACTGGTTCGCGGATACCGTCGATGTCAACGGGAGGTGCTGCTACGAAAGCAACGATGAAGCAGATGGTAGCTGCCAACAAAGTTGGGATCATCAGCACACCAAACCAACCAACATACAAACGGTTGTTGGTGGAGGTTACCCACTCGCAGAATGATTCCCACGAGGAAGTAGATTGTTGTCTTGAAAGAGTGGACATTGAAATTGAAAAAAGTAAGACCATCAGGGAATGGTGGAGTTACTATTCCTCTACGCCCTAGGCAGAGGTATTAAAGACGTGTTTAGACACCCTATAGGTCTTGGTTTGAGGAGTGTTACGAACCGTTAAGAAATGTTTTCTTTCCTTAACCTGTTGACTTATTTAGTATAACAGGAAACCCTCACAGCGTCAACCCTCAAAAGATAAGCATAAGTGCTCATTAATGAGAGCGTCGTCTTGGACAAAATACACGTAGTCGAGCATAGAATCCTTGAGTGTGTCCAGTGCATCCTGCTTGGTATGCACCAGTGGTGCACCTGCAAGATTGAAACTAGTGTTCAACAGAATTGGAACCCCAGTGATCTGATGATACTCCCTAAGCACCTCAGCCATATACCCCTCTGTGACAGTTTGTATTCTGCACGTACCATCAACGTGGATCACTCCAGGAGCATTGTCTATGGCAATCTGTTTAGCTTTAAAACTAACAGTCATTTCAGGAGATGACTTGAGACCAAGAGTCTCAAAGTACTCTTCAAAATACTCTTCTAGGATAATACCAGCAAAGGGACGATACCATTCTCTCTTCTTAATTTCATTTACTTTGTCTTTCGCATCTCTACCACGAGGATCAAAGATGATAGAACGATGTCCCAATGCACGTGGACCTGCTTCAGGTTGACCATCATACAAAGCAATAGATCTATCCTTCACAAGCAGCTCAGCAAGGTCTCTAGCGGTTGCAGATCTACCAGTAACTACAGGTTGTTCATCTAGATGATGATAGAAAGTATTGTTCTTGGGGTATGGAGTCTTGTCTGATGTATGTTGACGATAAAAATACCAAGCAGCACCCATACTATTACCAGTATCATCTGCATTGGGTTCAAAGTAGAAGCTTACATCTGGATTTTGCTCAATCAAATAGTTGTTAGCAACAACATTCAGTCCATAACCACCAGTAATAATCACATTATTAATTCCAGTATGCTTAACCCACTTCCGAACCAAATAATTTAATGCCTTTTGAGTCTCTTTCTGCAAGTGCAGCGCCCAGTTTGCATAGGGTTGAAAATTTTCTCGGGTAACTTTACCTATGATTTTCATCTTAGGATTAGACACCGTGGTAGTCCAACTAGCGTGAGTAAAATACAGATCAAGTGGAGTAGATCCCATAAACAATGAAGGAAAATACTGTTCTTCACCGTAAGCTGCAAGACCCATAGTCTTACCATTCTCTAACGGACCTTCGCCAATCAATGTAGTACCACTTTCATATACTTTAGTGATACCAAATCCACTACGATAGTTCAACTCCACGCCAGGTTTCTTTGCTTGCATCTTCTTGATGAAGTCTTCGTAACCAGCAGGATTATTCTTTGGTGTCCTAGGATTCCCAGGATTACGCATCCAGTAAGCTTTATACAGTTCTTTATACAAAGCTGGTTGACGCATCAAATATACAGACTCACATTCTCTACCAATCCACTCTGCTTCAAGATTGCCAGATCCATCAATGCCAACTGGTTCATCACCAGGGTCATAGATCTGAGACCCATCACGATCGATAACAAAGACTAAAGCAGTCTCCATTGCAGCATTATTATATGCATTGAAAGCGTGAGAAAGGTGATGGTCTCCTGTAAAGTCTACAACCATCTCAGGTGACAACCCTGTCTTCTTACAAACGAAGCACCTGAAGGTGTCAGAAAAAGGAGGACAAGCAGTAGGAGATTGTATGACTGCCATATCAATCTTCCCCTTCGCTGCTTCAATTGCCTTCTCGATGGCAATGAAGGGTTGCTTATCTCGTTTCTCTCCTGTATACCTCTCTTCCTTTCCAAAGTACTCAAGCTCACCATCATTGATGACGCAGACACTGGAATCGTGAGCAACACTGATTCCTAGAACTCTATAACTCATAAAAAAAGGGAGCGTATGCTCCCCATATTATAACAGGTTATTGGTATTTATCACCAGATACCAGGGATGATTTGTCCTGTCGTTGCGTAAGCACCGATTGCTGCGATGATACCGAGCATTGCTGCCCAACCGTTAATGCGTTCTGCGTTTTCGTTCATTGATTTTCCTCGATAGTTTTGTTGGTGATGATGATCTTTTGACCATCGTGTGTAAATTGCAACTCATCATCTGGATGCCACATAAGCTCTTCGTACATATCGTCAAGCTTCTGCATATCCTGATAGAGTTGATTAGGATTGGACATCAAGTTCTAGAAAGAATTTGGTTTGATCACTAGGGGAGTTCTCGTAGATAGAACTGTCACCATATTCTTTGTGATCTTTGTACCCAACCATACGACCTTTCGTATTTTGGATCGCTCCCATCATAGCAATGATCAAGAAGATTGCAGGTGGTCCGATGATAAGGGCACCTCCAATGACATAATATGTAAGAATTTCAAGTAGGGAAGGTTCCATTAAATACCGAATGCGCCGAAAAAGAATAGACTACCAGTGGTAGCGTAGGAAACAAGTGCTGCAACAAAACCAAGCATCGCTGTGCGACCGTTGAGTTTTTCTGCACGTTCTGCATAAGTCTCATAACCATAACGCTCAGCGTCCGTCTGTGAGATATACATTCTGGGTTCTGTGGCGTACATATTCGTACGTCCACCGTCTTCAGTTGTTACAGTCATAGAAGTTTTGTTAACTTGTGTTACATTATATAGGAAGGGGGAACCGTCTGTCAAGAGTCTGACTGTTAGAATTTGTTAACAATTCAGATTAGTAATCCTGATCTCTCAGGATGCTCTTACAAGTTTCCGAGTTCCTTTTACAGAACTGTCGTACGTGTCCGTGGACATCGTGCTCCATAGTTTGGTGAGCTCGCGTGTGAACAAATTCGATGAACCCTAGGGTTCCAAAGATCGTAAAGATCAAAACGAATGCAGGATGGGTAAGACCACGAAGAAGGTAACGCATCAAAAAAGGGGTCCGAAGACCCCCGTATTATAGCAGACTGTCAAGTGGATCAGAAGTTGTACTTCACACCGAGCTTAGCTCCGTAACCACGGTCAAGATCTTCGTCACCAGATCCAACGAATGAGACTTCACCATATGCACCGAGGGCATCGGTCACAGCGAAACCAACACCTGCCTTACCTGAAGGAACGGTATCAGCGTCACCACCATCGGGAGTCAGCACGGTAGCGCCGCCCTGAACGTAGTAGGAACCACTTTCGCCAAGAGCACCTTCGTAACCTACGTGCAGGTCTGTTCCAGCACCATTGTACTCCGATCCAGTCCAACCAGCATTGGTCTCTACGTTAACGTAGGGTCCTGCGAAAGCAGCACCAGCAGAAGCGAACAGAGCAGCGGAAGCTGCGAATACAGTTTTGATCATTTGTTTTAGAAAATTAAGTATGTCTCGTAGAGTTTAACCTACGGATGAAAGAAGACTCGACAAGTCTTCGTTGTAACGATTAATTACAAGTTTTATTTATACTTGCAACTTTGTCAAAGAAGTACGGGTTTTGCCCACCGAAGATGTGCTCTCCGTCCTTCGTGCCGTAATCATAGCACTCGATGGTGTCTTCTGTCAATCTAAAATGAGACTTGACTTGAGCACCACGGGCAGTGCATAGAGGACTGCCCTTTCCAATCCACACCTCAAGGCGAGGATCGAAGACACAAAGCATATCACAGTTCTCGTTCCTTGTCCAGTCACTGAGATAATTCCTGACCAGGACTTCAGTGTCGGAGAAGTAAACGAGATCGTGATAGCGTTCGCGATAGATCTTACCGTCGTACATATACTTCTGTACGACGTGGATAGACCCGTCCTCAGATAGGTCATAGGTAAGTTGAACGTGTGAGAAATCAGTGGGACGTGACTGAGCTTGTTTAATGTTGTCCCACTTACCGATTAACCAGTCTCTCATTTTGAGGTTGTATTGTCAGATTGTAACTGACGATAATTTTATCATCAGTGTCTTGATTTTTTTCTGTCTCGTGTTCCAACCAACCAGGGAACATCAGTAGTGTTCCTGTCTTAGGTTCGACATCCATAGTTTTTGCTGTCTGAAAAATCAAATCTTCATCGAAGAGGTGATTAATCAACGGAGCAATAGGATTGAAAAAAGTAATCGGTCCTGCAAGAGTAGGTTGCCTGAAGTAATACGCACCACTCACCATAGAATTACTATGAGAATGACGAGGAATATAAGCTCCAGGTTCATACACAGTCCACCACGCTTGATAGGTAGAGAACTTGATAGTGTCACAGAACAACTTTCTGTATGTGTCATACAGGTTCTGCATAATGTGACGCATCAGAGGTCGATACCTCTCTTCATTAAACAAATTGAAATCATAATATGATGTAATCCCGTGCTCGTGAGGATCAAATGTTTCTGAACGATCTTTGGAATAACCACCTTTGTTCAGGATCCACTCTCTATCCTTGTAGATAATCTCTTCTATCTCACGAAAAGGAGGTGGGTTTGTGTCCACCTCCAGCACAGAAAAAACATCACGAGTATGTTTCTTCATCCGAGCGAGATAGTATCGCTAGCAGATGCTCCAGCAATTACATTGTCACCAAAACTGATAACATCTTGCCCACCAAAGACTCCATAACCATAGTCTACTGCTTCAGCAGCGTGGTTCTGGTAGTCAGCACTGCTGAAAGAGAAGTTGATACTATCATCAGCTTCAGCAGTATGCTTGTGGTTGTCAGCGATGTGACGCAACCCCAAGTAGTGACGCCACAGTTCAGCAAGCGTATTGGTCTCTTCATTTGTGTTGAGACCGTGGATGACTGCTTCTTTAGCAGCTTCCACGGCAACTTTGTACTTAGTGCAACTCATTAAAATACTCCACTTTCGATAAGGTCTGCTTCCACAGAGTCAAGGATGACATTGTAGTCATCTTCAGGGTCATCATACAATTGGACGCCACGTTCTTCGTAGTAGCGTATTAGTTTCTGATATAAGCGAGGGTACTCTTCATCGAGAGTAACCTCACCAGAAACTGCAGCAGTCAACTTGGTAAGATCGGATTTGAACTTAATAGTCAACGACGATTTTCGTACGGACATTGTTTTGAATTCGACTTCGGCATTATAGATCAATGAAAGGTTCAGGTCAAGCCCCTATCAGCAACCATCATTGTGATCGCAGTACATATCGTACAACTCTTCATCACCTGTTACCTGTGCTGCTTCACACAGGTCGCCAATTGGCACAGCTACAACAGCTCTGCCATCAGGTTGCCTAACGATAAACTTTTCTCCTGACTCAATTCTATCCATATAAGAATCGAAGTCTTTTTCAAATTCTTCTACGGTAATTTCAGTCATTCATCAATGCTGCCCAATCAGCGTTAAACTGTTCCAAACCTTTATCAGTTAGTACGTGATCGTACATTGAATCAAAGACCTTCAGTGGCAATGTACACACACTTGCACCGTTGTACCAGGCACGAACAGCACGAGGTACAGTGCGAATAGAAGCAGCTAGCACCTCAGTATGAACACCGTGGCGGCAATAGATGTCAGAGATAGAACGAACAACTTCTAAACCAGCAATGCTTTGATCATCCAAGCGACCTACAAATGGTGAGACATAAGAAGCTCCCGCTTTGGCAGCTAGGATCGCCTGTGCCGCGTTGAAGATCAAAGTAACGTTTACCTTAATGTCTTGCTCGCTAAGGATCTTACAGGCGAGCAGACCATCTACTGTGCAGGGAACCTTAATCGTGATGGCAGGTCCGATAGGTATATACTTTTCCGCCATTGCCAGCAGTTCGTCAGCTGTATCGCCAGATACCTCTGCAGAAATACTAGCACGATCGTCATCTCTGAAGATATGATTAATCTCTGTGATGACTTCGACGGGATCCCTTCCCTCTTTAAGCATAAGAGTTGGGTTGGTAGTAATACCGTCAATCAGACCTGTATAATACCTTTTTTTAATTTCTTCTACGTCAGATGTATCAAGAAAGATTTTCATTTATGTGTCCAAGTGTACCATTGATTAGTGGTTCTTATTCGCCCTTCGGGATCTCTTGAAGGAATAAAGCAATCGAAAGCTGCAGACACACGAACACCTTCACCTTTGTACGAACGTACAGCGTGGGGAAGAGATGGTGGGAAGAGGGTAAATTGCCCAAACTCGTTGGGTATATCTATTTTTTCCCCACCTAAAATATATGTAGTAGCTGTAGGATTTTCAGAACCCAAGAAGAGATTACCTGATACACTTTGAGGGTTAGTATCGTAGTTATCAGGTGTACCGAAGTGACGATGAGGAAAGATTTTATTATCCATCCTCAAGATATTTCCCCAAGATTGATAGTGAACTACCTCTCCTGGTGTCAGTGTTAGAAAGTCAGCAACAATTTCTTTAACACGTGGGAAACAATAATCTTCCCACGTCTCAAGATCGTGTAATAGATTATAGTACTGTTGCTTTCCTGTGATTTGATCTTCGGGATAATTGAAGATTGATTTGCCAAGACTGATAAGACCAGGCTCAGATTCCAGTAGACTTTCACGTAGTATTATAGCAGTTTTTTCGTCTAAAAGATACTGCTTAATACCAAAGTCATCTAGTTTCAAAATTCATTCTCCTGATCTTTCTCTGCTTACGATTCTCCTGAAACTGCTTGTCATTTTCTGACAGTACCCCAGGAGTCGTTCCAGCTTGAAACTTATCTTGAGAAACTATTTCAATGAGAGACAGGTCGTTACCAGAAATGGTAGTACCAGTAACTGTAGACATATTAGGACATCCACAGCATTTCGTTTCGATAGTATAGCTGGTCAGCTCTTTATTGCATTGTTTGCATCTGATAGTAAGCATTTATTTTTTCCATATGAATGAAAAGGGACATTTAGATTCTTCCTCTACATCATCCTTGATCATAGACCAGGATTTATTTGGCAACCAATTCTTAATACCTTGGTTCAATCTAAATTTACGTTGCACTTCCATAGGGGGTTCAATCCCTTCCCAGCGCTGTAGTTCGTAGCTATTATCTTTAGATCCACGAAATCTAACACAGTAAAGAGGGGTGCCACGTGGGACATTCACCTCTGTCTTGTGACAACGATAGGCACCATTGATTGATCTATACCACCTACCTAAAGGAAGTTCAGCTGTAATCAATTCCATCCCTGTCTTATGATGAAGTTCAGGATGGGGTATCATCTCGACCCAAAGATTTTTATTTGGTTTTTGTGGCCAAAACATCATACTTTGCGCCCATTGAATGACAAGAAAGTCTTTAAAGTTATAAGGATTTGAAGACTTCGCACTGTCGTAAGATTGTATCTTACCTTCTTGCACAAACATATAGTCTGCACAATTTTCTCTGGGAAAGCTGGTGTCATAGACTAAACCATCTGACTTCTGCCACTTGAATTTTATATCAAGTTGATTGAATACAACAAAAGTATTAGCCCAATACTGTTTCCAAGCAGGACACTTGTAGTATGAATTTTTTTGATGTTCCTCTTTGTGATACTCTATGTATTTCTGAGGAGGAAGATAGTACTCAGGAATGAATAGAGGGTGATGCATATCTGTCTGAGCAGGACTATTAGTTGCTTTGACAGTTTGATAGTTAGGGTTGTAAAAAATCTTAGTCATTTCCAGAATTTCATAGGACACTTAGAAGGGTCGTCTTTCTTGAAAAGGTTCCAAGATCCACCAGGCACCCATTGTTTAAAAGCTTGATGTTGATTCAATCTAATCTGCAATTCTTTTGGTGGTTTTGGTTCCGCCCATCTTCTCAAATTATATGCGTTGTTCTTACCACCTCTAAACCTCATAGTGTATAGGGGTTGCCCTCGTTTAATGTTAACCTTACTACCGTGTGCTTTAAATGCAGGATTAGCAGGACGATGCCACCTACCAATTGGATACTCTACACTGATAAACTCAAGCCCTGTATCGTGAAAAGTATCTGGCCAAGAATTCAATTCAATCCAGACGTTTCTTTCCTTTTTAGGCAACCACATAAAGAGCAGTTGAGGCATTTGAAAAACTAGATTGCCTTGATATTGACAACCAATATAACTACTGCTCCACAACACACCGTCTTCATAGATTTTACCTTCATTAATGGTGATGTGATCTCGGAAACCTTTTCCCTGAAAGTTTGTCTTATTAATAAGACCGCTCTTCATATCATATTCTAGATACAAATCAGTCTGACTGAACACAACCCACGTATTCGCCCAATAACTCCTCCAAGCAGGGCATTCATCATAGCTGTGACCCTTATGCTCTTCAGCAGCATAGTCTAGAGCACGCTGAGGAGGGATAAAAGCGTGTTCAGAATGCAAAGGGTGGTCCCAGATGCAGGTATTGACTCTAGGATCTTGCTCAATATATCCTACTGGAGGATGATAACAAGGAGCGTAATTAATTTTAGTTGCCATATCAAGTGCGGGAGGATCCGAACATCCTCATATCTAAGTCTGGGTCAGTAACGTTTTCGTATTTAATAGCATAGGTGTAGCGAACGTTCTCAGAGAATGGAGTTGCCCTATGCCAGATAGCACCATCAAAACAAACAGCTCTATTAGGTAAAGGCAATGAACCATAGGTATGATCTTCACACCAGAACTCAGTGCATCCACCTTCGTTTCTTTCCCAATGATGTTGAGGGTAGTACAACACAGTGTAAGCTTCTAGTCCATCAACAGGGACAGTATCGAAGTGCCATCTAGGACACTCACCAGGAAAGAATACATTCACATACATACGAATGCAATCAAAGTCTTTTGTCAAGCAACTGAAACTATCTCTAGCAACTTGATCAAACTTTTTATAGATTGGTTCGTGTTCTCTAATGTTTACCGTAAGACCAGTAGGTCTATCAGGTCTGTCATCATATTCACCCCAACGTGCTGAGGTATTGGAAGCATACAAGTAAGACTTATAGTGATGCTTGTCTTCCAGAAAATTGTCTTTTGTGTATAATTCCATAACAGGTCAGGTAGGACTCGAACCTACAATCGGCAACTTAGAAGGTTGATGCATTATCCATTATGCTACTGACCCAAAAAAGAAGAGATCAATTGATCTCTTCGTCAAGCCATTCGCTGAATTCTTCTATAAGTGCGATGCAGGATTGAGCGTCGTTACGCTCTGAGTGATAATCTAATCGCTCGATAATGTACTTACTAATTTCACTCTGATTCATAGTAGTCTTTTCGATAGTACCTCCCGAGGATGTTGCTATTATAGAAGGCAGGGATGCCGTCTGTCAAGCTCTCGGTAAGAACGTTATTAATGAAGAGTTGGCGGGTCTCTTCGTAGTTGACTCGCCCTGGAGTGGTGTGTAAGGAGAGGATTTCTCTAGCAAAAGACTCCCGTCCATACGTTCGTACATCTTCTGTAAGCTCTGGACAACTTCCATAGTACTTTCTCCAGTTACTTTCACTTGTAACTCTTCGCCGCTTTGCAGTACCACCTGTATCTCTAGGCTTTCGTTTTTGCCAGAAGTATTTTCTACCGATGTAGGAACGGTTGGTGGTGCTACAGGTGATTTTGTAGACAAACCCGTAGTTGTCCCCAATAAGAGACCCATCAAAGACGCTCCCACGATACATCCAGGGATTTGGATACGGTTCACCCATTTCATAATCTTAAATTCTCTCATTGATATTTAGTATGGTTTGGTAAACGTGGATTGTGTTTTGCAAGGGGATGTCAATCTCCTTGTGCTGCTCTATTATATTACAATAATCCAACCAGCGCAAGGAAGTCTTGAGAGGTTCATCAAACTCAACACCGCCCATAAACCTCACTCTTCTCTCTCCCCTGGTCTCGCAGAAATTGTATACTATTTCCTCTGATTGCTCACCAATATTACGGCGAACAGCTTCTCTAGTTATCACTAAACCAGGTACATAAAATTCTGTACCATATATTGCGTGAAAAAGACCTGCACGTTGTTCGTGTTCAGGTCTTTTATAGTCGTGTAGTAGTTTGTATACTCCGATAAGATGTGCCAGAAGGTTCCTACTATCGTGAGGTATCTGTTCACATCCTATCTTACGTAGGAACTCAATCTCCTTTTCCATTTGGTTGCCGTAGATAACGATACTTCAATGCAGACAACCGCCAAGCTTGCGCTAAGGACTTAGGTCCCTTCTTAAGAAGAGTTTCCTCTTCCTCAGTGAGAGGGAACCTTTTGTCTAACAACATTCTGCGTTTCCAATAAGGCATTACAGAGAAAATCCAGCAAAAGTATCAGCTTTGACATCTTGTTTGATGCCACCGATAAGATAAGACTCAACCTCTGTCTCCTGTGGTGCCACCTGCATACCCTTAGAAGAGATCCAATGCTCTGTCCAGGGCAGAGGATTGTTGCTAGCAGGAACATCATAAACAGGTTTGATACCAATCGACTTCATACGACGATTGGCAATCCACTCAACATACTGAGCAAGAAGACGGTCATTCAGACCTAGCATCGATCCATCTTTGAACAGATACTTTGCCCATTCTTTCTCCTCATCAACACATTTTTTAAAGCAAGAAAGAGTATACTCCTCTTCTTCTTTAGCAATCTCTACCATCTCAGGGTCGTCCCCTTGCTGCCACTTTTTGATAATGTTTTGAGTGAGGACAAGATGCTGGTTTTCGTCTCTGGCGATGAAAGAGATAATTTTAGCTGATCCTTCCATAAGTTTGAGTTCAGCAAATGCGAAAGAGCACGCAAACGAGACATAGAATCTAATCCCTTCCAAGATGTTGACATTGATAACTGCACGATAGAGTTTACGTTTAAGATCGCGGAGAGTCCACTGCGAAGTGGGAGAATCTTTGAAATCATCTCTCCAAAGGTTGCCTGTACCATACTCCTGCGCCGCATTGATGAAGTCATCATAAGCTGCAGTGACAGACTTTGCTCTCTCTATGATTCTAGCGTCATTTGTGATGTGGTCAAGTACCTCAGCAGGATCACTATAGACATTCTTAATGATGTAGGTGTAGGAGCGACTATGAATCATCTCCATCATACCCCACACGGTCATTGCTGACTCAAGTTCGGGTAAGCTACAATAAGGACCAAAAGCCATCCCAGGACCACGCCCTTGTACAGAATCCAAAAGGATCTGATACTTAAGATTGGAGGTAAAGATGTGCTTTTGTACATCATTGAGTGTCTGATAGTCAGATCTATCTTTCTGGAGAGAGACTTCCTCGGGTCTCCAGAAATAACTGAGCTGTGTCTGAGTAAGTTTTTCAAACACAGGATACTTTTGAGTATCATATCTTTGAACACCAAGTGGGCGTCCAAAGAACATTGGTTGCGAAGTATAATCGACAGCATTTTGATTAAAAACGGTCATTCCTTCTACTTTAGATGGTGCAACTGTCACAGTCTTCTCCTTCCGTTTGTAATATTTGTTCTAACAAAGTTTTCTCATCAGGCACATCATCTGTTTTGTTGTCGTATGTGTTTTGATAGTAAGAAGTCTTCCATCCATACTTGTAAGTCTTCAGGAGATCCTGTGCCATTACGGAAACAGGGACTTCACCGTTATCATAGTGAGCTGGATTGTAACTCCAGTTGCCAGAAATTCCTTGGTCAAAGAATTTTTGGAGAATAGCAACGACTTTGATGTAACCATCATTGTCAGGCATATCCCATAGCAGGGTATAGTCGTTCTTGTGCTTCACATACTGAGGCACAATCGTTTTAAGGACACCCTTCTTACTCTTCTTGACCGTGAGATAGTCACGAGGAGGTTCGATACCATTCGTAGTGCCACAGACGACGCTAGAGGACTCCGAGGGCATCTGAGCAGTCAGTGTGGAGTTGCGAAGACCGTGGTTCCAGATCTCGTCACCAAGTGCTGCCCAATCCATCTTAAGCTCAAACTTTTGGTTCTTGTCATCATAACAAAACTCGTCAATATCAGTCTTATATGTATCGACAGGCATAACCTTACGGGAATACTTTGTCTGTTCAAATGCCTCACAAGGACCATACTCTTTAGCAAGTTGCATCGATGCTTCCAGCAAATAGAATTGGAATCTCTCTGCCAAAATGTGCACTGACTTGTGTGCTTCCCAAGAATCGTATTTGAATCCAAGTTTAGCAAGGTAGTGTGCCAAACCAATGAAACCAATACCTAGGGAACGACGTTGACGGGTGGAGTTTTCTGCAGCTTTGACAGGATACTGTTGATAATCAATCAATACATCCAAGGATCTTACCGACAGTTCACAGAGACGACGGAGATGATCCCAATCTCTCAGTTTGCTGAGGTTAACAGCAGACAGAATACACAGTGCAATTTCACCGTGACCATCAATATGCTGCAGAGGATCCGTAGGCAGTGTAATTTCCTGACACAGGTTACTCATCTTGATAGGAGTATCAAAAGAAGAGTGATCGTTGCAATGATCGATATTCATAATATAGATACGACCAGTCTCAGCACGTTCCTTAAGCAAAGACAAGAACAGTTCTTGAGCTTTGACAGTCTTCTTAGGAATCAACTCGTTAGCCTCAGCTTCCAAGTACATATTATCAAAGGACTCGCTACCAAATTCCTCATACATTTCAGGAACGTCGTGGGGACTGAAGAGTGTGATGTCTTCGTTGTTAATGAAACGTTGGTAGAACAGTTTAGAAATCTGAATAGAGTAGTCCAGTTTACGGACACGGTTATCTTCAGTTCCTTTGTTGTTCTTAAGAACTAGGATGTCTTGGATTTCTTGGTGCCAGATTGGGAAGTGGACTGTTGCTGATCCTCCACGAATCCCATTTTGCGTGCAGCATCGTACAGTTGATTCAAATTTTTTAAGGAAAGGAACAACACCCGTGTGTTGAACTTCTCCACCTCTGATTTTACTGTTGATGCCACGGATTCTGCCTGCGTTAATACCGATACCTGCCCTTTGTGCAACATATTTGCCAATAGCCATATCGCTAGTAAAGATACTATCGAGGGTGTCATCAGCATCAATAAGAACACAGCTTGCGAATTGCCTAATAGGTGTTCGCACTCCCGCCATAATTGGCGTTGGGAGGTTGAGCTGGTGTTTGGAGATTGCATCGTAGTAATCCTTTACGTACTTGAGACGAGTTTCTTTCGGATAAACAGAAAAGATCGTAGCGGCAATCAGCACATACATCTGCTGAGGAGACTCATAGATCTCCCCACTACTACGGTCCTGTACAAGATACTTATCGGAAACCTGACGGAGACCAGCATAAGTAAACAGCATATCACGTTCGTAATCAATATAATTATTGATTCGATCCCACTCAATATCATTATAAGCATTCACAAGAGTGCTGTCGTAGACACCCTTCCTAGCACCATCGAGTAGATGCTGAAAAATATGGGGAGGTTTTCTATTTCTACCATACAACTTCTTGCGAATAGAAATACTAAGCAAACGTGCTGCAACGTATTGATAGTTAGGATTCTCAAGGGTAATCAAATCAGATGCAGAACGAATCAAGATATCTTGAATCTGTTCAGTAGTGATACCATCATAAAATTGAATGCCAGATTGAATCTCAACCTGAGAAGCACTTACACCAGAGAGTCCGAGGCAAGCTTCCTCTACCATAATATGAATCTTTTCTAGATTCAGTGATTCGGGAAGTCCATTTCTCTTAACAACTGTAAGTTCTTCAGTGGGGGTCATACTCGTTTCCATTCTGTTAGTTTTACTTGGGCTTGGAGTCCGTTAAATGTATTAGATTCTACCACGGATTGAACTTCAATGCCAGCGTTAACCATATCATTGAGATCTTTCTGTAGTATTGATTTTGGCCAGATGACTACTGGATTTCCTTTGAGGATGGTTGCTGCAATCTTATCAACAATCTGTTTACTTCGGGGTTCGTTGTCGAAGGCGTATACAAATTGATAATTAAAAGAGCTGAGGTCAACATCGCTACCACACATAGCGATAGCATTTCTAAGGAAATGACTGTCGAATGGTCCTTCTGTGACGTATACTGTTTCTGTTTTGTCAATGTCGCTTAGTCCATATACTTTAGGTACATCATCTTCAAGCATTACGGTAACGTACCGCAGCTTATCATTAGGGTTTAGGGAGCGCCCCTGATACCCAAACAGGTTACCGTCTTCATCCTCCAAAGGAATAACAATTCGAGATTCCTCACTGTCTATACGATCATAAGTTTGCTTCAAAGAGTTAGTCCACTCTTTGAACTTTTCTGCGTAATAGAACTTTGACAGTGTTTCTTCTGGCAATCCTCGTTTTGTTAAATACGTCCTTGCGGGGTGAAGATTATTTAGGTCCGAGACTAGTGGAAGTTTGATTCTTTTTTTGTTTTTAAAGACAGGTTTTTTAAAAACACTAGTGTCAATAACCCTTCTCTTTTTGGTACCAGTATTTCTCTTGAATTTCTCAAGATTATACTCTTCCCATAACTGGGTGTCCTGATCTTTCAGGAAATTATGAAAGGCTTTAGAAGTTCCACAGTTGTGGCATTTGTATACCAAACCTGTCTTAGTAGTGAAAAGGTATCCTCTCTTCTTGGAACTCCGACGCTCGGAGTCTCCGCAGTAAGGGCACCTAAAATTGTAGAGACCAGACTTCTTGGTACTAAATCCCTGCAGTCTGGAAGCTAGTAGATTTACGTACTGCAAATCTAGATGATTCATCAGGTACAGGAGCAGTCGGTCCTCCGATTATAGCAGAAGGCTTCACCTCAAACAAGGGGGTGATGGTGTTTTGTATAAAAGGTGTGACAAAGAACACAAGAACTGCGACAGCACCTGTTGCTATGTACATCTTCTTCTCCATCTCATCAATCTTTTTCTTGACCAGCATAATATCACGCTCGCAACCTTTCTTGATCTCGTCAGTTTTCACCTCAAGATCTTTGTGAAGGTTATCGATTTTGAGAAACAAAACGTCATCAATTTTTTCTTGTTGCGCAAGTTTCTCTTGATGCACTGCCAGTAATTGTCCCATTTTTATAGAATTATCTTGTAAAGATGTTACAACATCTTCTAAACGGTCAAGGATTGCAACGCTAACTGAATCCATAGCTCTACTATTCGTATATCTTAGTTTTGTCGGACGGCAAAATCAATAGCTGCAAGATATGTTTCAGGAGATTGGTTCAGCATTTGCTGAAATCTAATTTGATTGGCGGGATCCAATGCCTGATGAACAGCAACTGCACGCTTAGCAGAATACTGATCCATCTTAATAGAATTATCACCAACTCGAACGTCAGCAAATCCTTGGGTGTCTCCAATTTCGCCAGCAGCAAGTTGAGTTGCTGTTGCTAGTACATCATTTTCCATAACAAATTCTTCTTTTTTAAACTTCTTAGTTTGATCGGATGCTTTCTTTTTAAAGTCAGAAAGACGTGCCTTCATCAGGGTGTCCATCTCTTTGGTTTTAGATTGCATCTTGCTCTTAGCTTCGTCTCTCTTCTTTTGGAGATCCTTAGCACGACCAAGTTTCTTGCCTTGCTGAATTTGCTTTTGAGCTCTTTCAGTTTCGCTAGAAGCTTCAGTAATTTTCTTCAGTTCTTCAGACATTTTTCCTTTTCGATTTAGTAAAACGCGAGAGACGAGTTTACGACCTGCTTTAGTACGCCCATCATAGCGAGCGTTATTCTTTTTGTATTTAGTACGTGAACGTTTTCCAACAATGACGTGAGCAGGAGGCAATGCAACTCTACTGCCGTCACCAGCTGAATTTACGGGAGCATCCTCGTTCATAGTTGATCCAATTCCTCTAAAGTATATGTATCAATATAAGGATCGTCTAATTCTGCAGGCAATTGATTTATGTACTTAAGAAAAGACTTTAGTATTTGCCAATTAGACTTGTCTATCTTATGGAATAGCATAAGAGTAGAAGCTTCACCAAAAATATTGTAGATAACAATAATATGATTAAGAATGAGATGAACCTTTAGTTCACCTGTCTTCTCATAACGTTTAAACAATCTCTTGATATATTTAAAACGTTTTAAATCCTCAAGGAAGTCCTCGTAAGTTATTCCTTGAGGATTGTTGTAGTTTTTTGAGGCAAAGAGAAGAAAGTTTTCATCATTTAAATAGTCAAATCTCATTCTCTAACCATTACGCAGTGGTGATAGCAGCTGTGTCAGAAACCAATTCAGGAGCACCGTTAGTAGAGTTAATCTTCACACGGTATGTGCCAGCATTGGTTGCTGCATAGGTTCCAACAGTATACGTTGCAGCAGTTGCACCAGCAACGTTAGCGAAACGATTGCCAGACTTCTTCTGCCACTGATAGGTGAGGAGTGAAGCATCACCAGGAGGTGTACCAGTAGCGGTGACTGCGAGAGACATAGCAGCGCCCACAGCTACAGCAGCGTCAGCAGGTTGTGAACTGATAGCAATTGCTGCAGCAACGTCAGCAGCGATTGAATCATCTGCCTGAGTCTCCGAAGCGTTAGCCTCAGGGTCTTGGATATTCACCAAGCACTCTGACTTGTGACGTGTGTTTCCAGCAGCGTCTGTATAAGTCTGATACGACCACCAACCAGGAGAAACCAAACCGCGATTACGATTAGCGGCAAGTGCTGCTTCAGTGGCATCGATAAACACAACAGTAGCACCACTAGTATCAGCAACCAGAGTTGCTTCTACCGCAGTTTTTGCTGCATTGCTGTCTTCAGCTTTGTAGAGGGACATCGTACTAAATCTGTTTAAAAGTATTTATAAATCAGGATGATGGTGGAAGACCATTAATGGTTTCACGGGTCACGGAGAATTCTTCCTTACCCTTCTCATCAGGGACTCCTAAAAGAATACCTCTAGTTTTGTGAGTCTGTTTCCTGAGACCTTGTGCGTGCTGTTCGCGCAGCAGTGCGTTCTGAGTATCAATCTCAGCAGCAGTCATATGTTCGATCCACTCACCTGTGTTAACAAGTGCCTTAGCTTGTGCTGGAACGATGCAATCCTGAGGGTTATCGACAACGAATTTGACATCCATATCGCCAGTGAATCCACTGCCGTTTCCTGCCATAGCCATCTCGACATCCATCAAGACTCCTTTAGAAGACATAACCACACGGAAAGATGCACCGTTATGATTGATGTCATCACCATTGGCGTCTACTAATTGAACTCTAACATTAGCACCTTTCTTGTATCTACCTTTTTCGTAGACACGAACTGTGTCAATGGTTCCTAGAATGTCAGGATTGCCCTGAAAGTATTTGATGGTACCGTCGGCTTGAGGAAGAGCAGTGATAATACCCTGCTCCTCTCTCTCAACGAATTGCGGTTTCCAATTGTTTGCGTCAACGCCCATTGGTTTTGATAAAAACTACAGTCTTGAGTTATTTATAAAAAGTATAGAACTACTCTTCGCGAGCAGCAATTGCTTTCGTGACAACCTCAAGAAGTTGGTCATCCATCTCAGTCTTGGTCAACTTAACTGCCTTAGAAAGAATAACAAGACAGATCTCAACCATTTTCTCACCGAGTTCTTCATTCTCAGGAATGTTTGAAACGGCATCTTTGATAATTTTCGATGCTAGTGGGAGTAGGAATGCAAGCATTTTAATAAAGTTATAAGGCTCTATTATTTAGACTTCTTTTTGCCCATTGCCTTAGCAATTGCAGAACGTCTGTTCTTCAAATACTTGTCAGACTTATCCACGTCGCCATCATTGTCAACGTCAGAGTCTTCTTTACCTACGGGATCAAGCTTCTTCTCTTTGATCTCTTCACCAGTGGGTTCAAATCCTGCTTTGACACAGTTGTTGACTTCCTTACCACCTTTCTTTTTGGTGCCCTTCTTCTTATAACCTTTCCAGCAAGAGGTGTTGCCGTTGTCATCAACGCCGTCCATCTTGACTTCGACAAGATCATACTCCTCGCCGTCAATCTCAAGAGAGTACTCGCTACCAACACTTTCCTTCTTGACTTTCTTCTTCTTTAGTTTTACTTCTTTAGGATCATCGGAGTCTGCCTTGATTTCAGGCATCACTTCGATTTCTGATGTCTCTTCAAAGTGCTGAACGTTCCAGTGCTCAAGCGCTTCTTCAAGGAATTTCTTGAAAGGCTTCATCTTACTAAGTAATTTTAATTATTTATAAAACAGAATGTTCTCTTAGATCCTTGACCCAGGATCTAAATATTTTATTGTTCTCACCCAGTGCAATAACATAGTTTGGACCACGACGGATCACTTTACCCGTCTTACCATTAGAAATGTGCTGAACCCAATCTCCTTCGGAGAATATAAGGTCTTTTCTGTAGTCCTCCTGAACGTCTTTTTCAAATCTTTCGGTGATAGATTTTCTAAATTGACGAAAAGATTTCATACTAGCAGTTCCACTTTCTAAGAGATTTTGACAAACGGTCATCACCCGTGTTGTTGGATGATTTCTGTCTCTTTCTCATACCTTTCATTCTAGCACAGAAGGATGCCCTACGGGGATTTCCAACCTTTTTTGATGGTGCCTTAAGGTCTGATCCAGGATTTTCTCTCTCGTAAGACTTGCGTCCTTTTTCGTTGAGTCCTCCTTCTTTGTTCTTACCTGACTTCTTTGTCCAGGCAGCTCCTTCATCCAGTCCCAGTTCCCTTCGCTTTTCAGCAAGATCGGGGTGAGGGGCGTACAAAGGTCCTTCATAATTTCCAGCGAATTTTGTTTTTGGTTCTCCATCTACAGTCGATTGTTCGGACACTATACCAGCGTCAACTGCAGCAGCTTCTTTCTCTGAGTCGGAAGCGTCTGTTACGGAATACTTGTCCCATCCTGCTGAACCGTATCCACACACAGATCGCTTCTCACGCTTACCGCAAAGGCGACAATATCTTTCCTCGTTTTTGCCGCCTTTACCACAGCTCTCAAGTACAGCTTCAGTGAGCGTTTTAAATTCGTTTAAACTTTTCATTTAAAGTTTGATGGTAAGGCGTCAGCAATTTCTTTCATTAACTTTTGGCATTCAGTGTCACTAAGGGCACGAGGAATACCTTCTCGAAAGGTTGCAAAGTCACCAGCAAATGCTGCTCTTCGCATTTTAGTACCAGAGATGGCAAACGTATCTCCGTCTGCATCACGGTTACCTGAGGAAACCACATCGAGTTTACGGAAGAAATATTCCTTCCCGTTATATTTATGTATGAATTTGAAAGCATCTACTCTATCCGACCCAACCACAAGAGTAGCATCATCATATCCAGCTGCTTGAATTTCTTGCAAGCACTCAATCACATCTTTCTTAGCACCTGTAATGTTACTGGCATATAACCTGAACATTTTTTTCATCCACGATACTTTATTTTCTGGGCGTAATGGATTTTTACCTTTGCTATCGTGAGAACGAGAAGTATAAATCCTCCAATCGCAGCTGCCAGCAGCATTTTTAACTCCTTTGATATTTTCTTCGTGACCTGTAGTGGGTGGTTGAAACCTACCGAAGGTAAAGTAACAACACTTGTAAATATGATCTACCGCCATTGCTTTTGTATAGTGAAGTTATTGTATGCAAACTCAATTCGATTGACCAACTTAATCATATCACCATTCTGATGTAGAACATATCCTTCAGGGGTAGTGACCTTATAACCGTTGTCAGTCTGAACGAATGTTCTGAATTGTTCTAGGTGATCTAGTTTATCTATAACAAATTTCTTTGCTATCTGCATCTCTTTATAGAGTGCCAGCATAGCTT